GATGAAGTTGAATTAACAACTTTGCCAACGAGTGTAGCACTCCCATGGCAAGCAGAAAGATTTGGTTTCTTATGCAAGGCAGCACAGATGCCAGCACAAACCATCGCTAACATAGACGTTCCATTTAGAGGTCGTATTTTTAAAGTCGCTGGTGATAGAACAATTGAAAACTGGTCAATCACAATAATCAACGATGAAGACTTCTTATTCAGAAATGCATTTGAAGAGTGGACACAACAGATCGCAAACCTAGATGATAACATGGGATCAACAAACCCTGCATCATATATGGTAAATGCTAAAGTTTATCAATTAGGTAGAGGATCTACACAAGCAAGTCAAAACAATGGTGGTGACTCAAACGTAGTTCTAAAAGAATATGAGTTTATTGATATATTCCCAGTATCTGTAGGATCTATTGATTTATCTTACGATTCAACTGATACTATTGAGGAGTATACTGTTGAATTTGCAGTTCAGTCTTACAGACTTAAGGGTGCTGGAGTACAAGGTTAATTTAAGTTGACTAAATAGAAGAAAGAAACTATAATTCATATAGAGTAACTCTATTATGGCTAAATTATTTGGATTCTCGATAGAGGATTCCGAACCACTATCTCCTACTGCGGTCTCTCCTGTTCCTCCTAATAATGAGGATGGGAATGATCACTATATGAGTAGTGGTTTTTTTGGTTCTTATGTAGATATGGAAGGTATCTACAGAACCGAATATGATATGATCAAAAGATATCGTGAATTAGCACTTCAACCAGAAGCTGATAGTGCTATTGAAGATATCGTTAATGAAGCAATTGTATCTGACACAAATGATACACCTGTTCAAATTAATCTTGACAATTTAAATGCTAGTGATGGTATAAAAACAAAGGTTAGACAAGAATTTAAACATATTTGCGATCTATTAGATTTTGATAAGAAAGCACATGAAATCTATAGAAACTGGTATGTAGATGGAAGAATATATTATCATAAGATAATTGATTTAAAAAAACCTGAAGAAGGTATTCAAGAATTACGTTATATTGACGCAATTAAAATGCGTTATGTTCGTCAACAAAAAAAGACTAAAGGTGACGGGGGAATTAAAATAAACAGGGGTAATACACCAGATCCTATGGATTATAAATTTCCAGAGATCGAAGAATTTTTTATATACAATGCTAGTGGCAAATATCCAACAGGAAATATAAATGCAACTGGTGCTAGTCAAGGAATGAAAATAGCCAAAGATGCAATTACATATTGCACTTCTGGTTTAGTAGATAGAAATAAAGGAGCAACACTTTCATATCTTCATAAAGCAATCAAATCTATCAATCAACTTCGTATGATTGAAGATAGTTTGGTGATTTACAGACTTTCAAGAGCTCCTGAGAGAAGAATCTTCTATATAGATGTAGGTAATTTACCTAAGATAAAAGCAGAGCAATATCTCAGAGATGTGATGATGCGATATCGGAACAAATTAGTTTACGACGCTAACACAGGAGAGATCCGCGATGACAAGAAGTACATGGCAATGCTTGAAGATTTCTGGCTCCCTAGGAGAGAAGGAGGCCGTGGAACTGAAATTTCTACTTTGCCTGGAGGTCAAAACCTTGGTGAAATCACGGATATTGAGTACTTCAAAAAGAAATTATATAGGTCGCTCAACGTACCGCCTTCCAGAATGGATGGAGAGGGAGGATTCAATTTGGGAAGATCCTCAGAAATATTAAGAGACGAATTAAAATTCACAAAATTTGTAGGTAGATTAAGACATAGATTTTCTAGAATGTTTGACGATATGCTGAGAACTCAGCTTATATTGAAGAACATTATTACCCCAGAAGACTGGGAAATAATGAGTGAACACATACAATATGACTTTTTATATGATAATCACTTCTCTGAATTAAAAGAAACAGAACTCTTTAATGAGAGAATTACAGTTGCAGCAGCTGCTGAACCATACGTTGGAAGATACTATTCTCAAGATTATGTAAGACGTAGAATACTTCGTCAGACAGATATGGAGATAATAGAGCAAGACGCATTAATGAAAAAAGAAATTGCTGATGGTGTAATTCCAGATCCAAATGCACCAGTTGATCCACAAACAGGTCAACCAATTGGTGGGGAAGATCTAGGAGCTCCAGTTATGGAACCTGAGATAGATGGGTCTGCAACTGAAGCACCAGAACTACCTAAAGGTGGTGAAATATAATCTGCACTACCTGTAGTGTATAAATACTATACGAGTAATTTAAAATCATGGATGAATTAATGGATATGATGGCAACTGACGAGTCTCCATCACAAATCAGCGATAAGATCAAAGAGATTCTATTCAATAAATCAGCAGAGAGAGTTGATGCTTTCAAAACTGATGTTGCGAATGGAGTTTTTGGTGATGTCGATGTTGATGATGAAGAATTAGATGATGAAGTTGTTGATGAAGTTGAAGTTGAAGATGAAGTAGAAACTGAGGATGAAACCGAAGTTGAAACTGAATTAGAAGATCAACAATAAATTATAAATAAAAGTTAAATGAAACTATTAGCATAATGGCACATAGAACCGTTGGAGTAGGTCAAACGATCCGTTTATCGGGAACAGCGACGACATCTACTGCATTTAAAGTACAATCAAATGTTTTAAGAATAGTAGCGTCGGGTGCTAATGCCTATGTTGCGATAGGAACTGACCCAGTTGCAACTGCTACTGATTATATGGTTACTTCTAATCAACCAGAAACTTTAGCAATGTTAAAAATGTCGCAAAGAGTTGTTAGTATTACTAAAGGATCAACGACAGTTCTTGCAGCTCCTGAAGGAACTCAAATGCCTTTTAATTTAGGTGATCGAGTTACTTTAGATTATGAAGGTGATTCTACAAATGACTCTAATTATACTACTTTAATTAATGACACAAAAGTTGTTGGTAAAAGTAGAAGTGCTGGAGTCGGTGGTGACTTTGAAGAAAAAATCACTGTTGAGGCAAACACTGCTGGTGTTTCTACTGCATTCACTCCAACAGGAAATGCTACATTATTCATGTCTAATAAAGTATCTGTAATTTCACCAAATTCAGATGCAAACTCAGTTGTTCAAATTCAACAAGTTCAAACTACAGGTAGTGCGTAATGAAACTAATTAGGGAAGAAATCGAATCTGTTGAGTTTCTTGTCGAACAAAAGAACGGCAAGAAATCAATGTATATCGAAGGTGTTTTCTTACAAGGAAATATCAAAAATCGTAACGGCAGAATGTATCCTATGGAAACTCTTCGTAGAGAAGTTGGTCGTTACAATGAGAATCATATTCAATCAGGTCGTGCTCTTGGAGAACTTGGTCATCCAGAAGGCCCAACTGTAAACCTTGATCGTGTATCTCATAAGATCGTTTCTCTAAAAGAGAGTGGATCTAACTTCATTGGTAAGGCTAAAATTCTTAACACACCAATGGGTAAAATCGCATCTTCTTTAATTGAAGAGGGTGTAAAACTTGGCGTATCTTCTCGTGGTGTTGGTTCACTCCAACAGACAAAAGAAGGTTTCGCTGTAGTCGGTGAAGATTTCATGTTAGCAACTGCTGCAGATATCGTTGCCGATCCTTCAGCTCCTGATGCTTTTGTAGAAGGAATTATGGAAGGAAAAGAGTGGGTATGGGATGGTGGCATACTTCGTGAGAAGTTTGCAACTAAAACATATAAACAGATTAACACTCTAGTCGATCAGAAAAAACTAGATGAGCAGAAATTAAATCTGTTCAGTGATTTTCTGTCTAATTTATAACTTTTCTAAATAAATTATAGTTCTCAATAATCTAAATAACTTTTGGAGTAATAAAAAGCAATGGCTAAGAAACAATTACAAGAAATGGATGTAGCAGCTGGAACTAAACAGTCTAAGACTGCCGTGAACGCCAACGCTAAACCAGCAATGCCGATGGATACATCAGTAGCAGGGAGCGTTGAGGATCTCGGAGGCCCTACACCAATGAATTACAAACCAGATGATGATTCAGCAAAGCTAAAAACACCTGGTGGCACTTTAAAGCAAGTTAAAGATGTCGTTAATTCAAAAGCAAAACCTGCAGAACCAATGAAAGGTGGTATGAAGGAAGAAGACGAAATCGTCGATGAGGTTATTGAGGAGGAAGAGGTAACTACTGATGAGGTAGTTGCTGAAGAAGAATCTACTGAGGAAGTAGAAGTTGACATCGAGGAAGATGTTAATGCACTCTTTGGAGGAGAAGACCTTTCTGAAGAGTTTAAAGAAAAGGCAAAGCTTGTTTTCGAGACAGCTCTTAATTCTAAAGTTTCTGAAGTTAAGGAAGCATTAGAAGCAAAATACCAAGAAACACTTGAAGAAAGAATCGCTGAAGAAAAAGCATCTCTTTCTGAGAGAGTTGATAATTATCTTGAGTATGTTGCAGATGAGTGGTTCACCGAAAATGCTCTTGCAGTTGAGCAAGGGTTAAAAACAGATATGACAGAATCCTTCTTAAGTGGGATGAAGTCACTCTTTGAAGAACATTATGTAACTATCCCTGATGACAAATATGATGTGCTGGAAAGCATGGTAGAAAAACTAGATGACATGGAGACCAAGCTCAATGAGCAGATTGAGAAGAACGTTAGTTTAAACAGTAGACTCGGTGAGTCTGTTGCTAATGGTATTCTTGAATCAGTTTCTGAAGGATTAGCATCCACCCAGAAAGAAAAGCTCGCTTCACTTTCCCAAAGTGTAGAGTTTGAAAGTGAAGAATCTTATCGTGAGAAGTTGGAGACACTTAGAGAGTCATATTTCTCTTCTAAAGCAAAGTCACCAGCTGCTAAATCTGATACAATTTCAGAAGGAGTCGATAGTGCAGATGCACCAGATGTATCTAACGCAATGGCTGCTTACATGAAGACAATATCAGCATTTGGTAAATCCTGATTTCGATATTAAACAAACGCAAACACTAATTTTTTAAGCAAATGTTCCAATCAGAACAACTGCAGGAAAAGTGGAAGCCGCTATTAGAGTATGAGGGTCTTGATCCAATCAAAGACAACCATCGTAAAGCAGTTACTGCTGTCTTGCTAGAAAACCAAGAAAAATTTTTAAGAGAAGAGCAAGCATTCTCATCAGGTATCAACTTGATGGAAGCTCCTCCAACTAACGCAGCAAACGCTGCTGGTGCTGGCGGTGGATTTGGTGGCGGTGCAACTGCTACTGGCCCAGTTGCTGGTTTCGACCCAGTTCTTATCTCATTGATCAGAAGATCTATGCCTAACTTGGTGGCATATGACCTTGCTGGTGTACAACCAATGAGTGGCCCAACTGGATTAATCTTCGCAATGAGATCCAGATTCACTTCACAAAGTGGAACAGAAGCATTCTACAATGAAGTAGATACAACATTCTCTGGAAACGACTCAAATAGCGATGAAACAGCTGGATTTACAGATACACCTGCTGGTTTCGGTTCTGCTTCACAGCAAGGATCTAACCCTGCAATTCTAAACCCAGTTGGAACTGCTGCTACACCTGGCTACAACGTTGGTCAAGGTCTAGTAACAGGAGACGCTGAGAACTTAGGTTCAGGTGCTAATGATCACTTCAACCAGATGGCATTCTCCATCGAGAAAGTGACTGTTACTGCGAAATCCAGAGCACTAAAGGCAGAGTACAGTTTAGAACTTGCTCAAGACCTTAAGGCAATCCACGGATTGAACGCTGAAGCAGAATTAGCAAATATCCTTTCAACAGAGATACTTGCTGAGATCAACAGAGAAGTTATCAGATCAATCTATAAGGTTGCAGAGCAGGGTGCTGTTCAAAACACAGCGACTGCAGGTATCTTCGACTTAGACATCGACTCAAACGGAAGATGGTCTGTTGAGAAGTTCAAAGGTCTATTATTCCAGATCGAAAGAGATGCTAACGCGATTGCACAAAGAACTCGTCGCGGAAAGGGTAACATCATCATGTGTTCAGCAGACGTTGCTTCTGCACTAACCATGGCTGGTGTTCTAGATTATACTCCTGCATTAAATGCAAACTTAAATGTAGATGACACAGGTAACACATTTGCTGGTGTTCTACAAGGTAAGTATAGAGTATACATCGACCCATATGCTGCTAACTTAACAAGTGCTAACGCTGCACCTTCAGGTGGTAATCAGTATTACGTTGTTGGTTACAAAGGAACATCTCCTTATGATGCAGGATTATTCTACTGCCCATACGTTCCACTACAGATGGTTCGTGCTGTGGGAGAAGACACCTTCCAGCCAAAAATTGGATTTAAGACAAGATACGGTCTTGTTGCAAACCCATTTGCTGAAGGAACCACACAGGGATCTGGTGGATTACTTGCTAACCAAAACAGATACTACAGAAGAGTGGCTGTTAAAAACCTTATGTAAGCAAGATGCTTATATATCCTCAAAGAGACCCATTGCGGGTCTCTTTTTTTTGTGCTAAAATAGTTGAATGAAGAAAATTACTGTAGTTGGTGGTGGTAACGCAGGGTGTTTTACAGCACTTTATTGTGCGTGGATGGATAAACAAAAAGATTTTGAAGTAGAATTAATATATGATCCTGAGATACCTCCAGAAAGAGTTGGTCAAGCAACAATACTAGAAGCATCTGCATTGTTATGGGCTGCCACTGGATTTAATTGGTATGATAATAAGATTCATGCCACAATCCT